ACTTGTACCATCAGTGCCAGAAATTCTTGCGCCAGTATTAGTGTCTCTTGTTAAGCGTAAATTTACATTTGCCGTGGAATTTATATGCAACTCGTCAACAGGGGAAGTCGTTCCAATGCCAACGCGCCCCAATCTGTCAATGCGTAAACGCTCAGTCGCGCTGCTTCCAGAGCCTGCAGTTGTATAAAAAGCCATGCGAGTTGGCTTATCATTATTTGCGTGAGTTCCATCTGCTTGGACAAGAATTTTGGCGCACTCTTGAAATGTGCCTCCGTCATTGCCATAGAAATCTATTTGCCCAAGACCATTTCCGTCAGAAATACTTGAATCATCCCGCGCAAACGTTAAAACCGGAGATCCTACGTGCTGGATTTGTGCAATCGTTCCAGAGTGCACTTCACTAGAACCTCCAACCAACAACCGCCCGGAGCTGTCAATTCGCGCCCGCTCAGTCGGGCTGGCTGCACCGCTATTGGTCCAAAACAGAAGATCTGTTGGCATATCATCTGTTCCAGGAGCCCCGCTAACTACTGCAGAAACGTAAGCGCCGTCAATATTGCTGGCTCCATCTGTGCCAGTAAAAGAAAGAAAACCAAGGTCATCACCGTTTTGGACTGCTGTAACAGCCCCAACAGATGTCCCGCGAGACTTTACGAACTTTAGGGCTGCTGCTACTGAATCATCTGTGTTGTTGGCAATGCTGTGGAGGCGGTGATTACCACCTTTTGACTCAACCTGCAGAAGCCCACCCAACCTGCTAGAGGTGGAATTTATAAGGAAGTTGCCATTTTCATTGATTCGGAACCTCTCTTGCAACGTGCCAGATGATGTGTCCGCCCTGGTGCTGAACGTGATTCGGCCTGGCATATCATCGGTGCCAGTTGCCCCATCCACTTGCGCTTCAATACGTGCAGCCTCTACAAGTTTTGCGCCATCAGCGCCCTGAAAAGAGATTGCCCCTAGGGGGTCATTATTTGCAACTGCGGTCACAGCGTTAGCAGCTGTTCCACGGCTTTTTCCTAGAACAAACAGATGCTGTGACGTATCGTTTGAGTTGTGAACAATAGAGGAAGCTCTTGTCGCGTTGTTTGTACCTTCAATGTTAAGAAGAGCTTTTAAACCTGTAACGCCGAAAAGGTCATCCCGCGGGGTTGTTGAGTTGATGACAAATCTTGCGTCGTCACGCAAATGAAATTTCTCGTCGGCGAACTTTGCGCTGCCGTCTGAATTAACTTCAAATACAACGTTTCCGCCAGACTCTGCCCTGCCTTTAATTAGCTGCCCGACAACTGTATCTGAAACAGTTATCATCCCAAAAAATTCAGTTGGGAGGTTGGGGCCGAATTCAACAGCTTTGTTTCCACCAACGGCAACCCCAATTGAGTTTGGATCAGAACGGAAAAAACCAGTGTCTAGATCAGCAGCAAAAGAAATACTAGGGGCAGCCGCAGTCCCGTCTTTCGCTTTGCCAGCCGCCGGCAAATAGCTCAACGACCCCCAGGCCGTAGAGCCATCACCCAGTTTTGCGTATCCTGTATCGGTCTCATAGCCCAGCTCACCCTCCAGCAAAACGGTCCCCGCAGACGTCCAACCTGCGGCAGTGTCGCGCCGCTGCTGCATCTGAACCTTGATTTCAGTGGCGGCCATTTGCTTAGTCTGCGTTACAGATCAGTGTAGCCAAGGTGCTACTGCTGCCATTCAAGATAAAAGGGGCAGTCCCGTCAAACACATATTTCGTGAACGACTCTTCTGCGGGCAACGTTGCCGGGCCTCCATTTAGCCGGAACAGCAGCTCAAGGCCTTTAAGGGCCACCAACTCAACAGTTACGTTGAAGTAGATGCCAAAATGCTCCTCAGTTGGTGTATCTGCATAACGGAAATTACTGGTTGAATCAAAGACATTTACGTTGCCAAGAATTGCCAAAGGAACAGCAAACTGCCCAGCCGTTCCATGGTTTTCATTGTAATGCGTTCTTATTAAATCGACTTGGGCTTGCTGTATGCCTATGTACTGAATGGTGAATTTTTGTCCATTAATAAATTTGCTGTTTCTGAACCTAATGGGTCCTACGCCAAACTGATTGTATTCGCTTATCTGCGCAGAACCATGATTGAACTGAATAGAACTTGGGTAAATGGTGGGGAAGTCTGACATGGCTAAATGTTGTAAGGAGCCACAAGAACAAGTTCAACTAAAACTTCTACATTGCCCGCAGAAAAACTTACTTCGGGCGGCCTAGCGTAAATCCATTGATAGTTGGCAGGAAGCGTGAATGTAGCGCCAGCGTAGACCTCGTCAGGCAAGTCAAACGGCTGGAAGCGGTGGTGGACCGCATAGTGCGCAAATATTGTATCTGAATGTGCTGTCGAGTCATTAGCAAAAGTAAGGGTCAATCTGTGATCAACAGCGGCATTATTTTTCCGCAAAGAAAACTCATCACCAAGTAACGTTTCGGTTCTGAGTACCGCAAAAGAACCCGGCGTGTATGTTCTTGTCTGTGGCGAAAGTGATGGAAAGTCTGCCATGGTTAGCTAGCGCAGCCGACGTCGTAGTTCCAAGCTGTGCCACCAGTCGGGGCAAACACAGTCACCGTAATGTACGGATCTGCGCTGGTCTTTTGTACTGTGACATTTACGTTAGTTCCGCTGACAAAACCAGTGTCAAGCGTTGCAGCGCCAGAAATCACAAACCTGTCTTGAATAGTAAAGGCGGTGTATCTGAAGTTAAACGATGCCGGGAATGCAGACCCAACGTTAATAACTTTGGTGAACGTGCCTTGGCCGCCGGAGTCGCCACCGCCAGGGCAATCCACGATTTCATCAAACAGGTCAACAGGGTCAGACTCAAATGGCTGCCCGTACCCATCGGGGGAGCTGGGGTCTGGGCAGCGGCCGACGCCAATGACCCGCACACCCTCTTGCTGCAAAGCTTCAGTGACAGCCAAGGTTGCACCAACACCTGAGCCAATTTTTGTTCGTACGCCTGTGTTGATATTGACTTTGTACCATTCGGTAAATGCCCCTGGGCAGCTTGGGGTGAATGTCAGTGTGTCACCAGCGGTTGGCGTGTCTGTGAAGCCCTCAATAGGCGGAACAGGCACTTCGGCTTCGAGTGGGTCTGCGGGGTTGTTTGGCGGGTCAGGGAAAGGCACATCAATGTCAAATGGGTCGTCCAAATCAGTGTTTTGCGGTATATCCAAATCAAGCTCAGTATCAGCTTCAGGGGGCTGATTACTACCCCCGCCACCACTATCGGTTCCAATAGCGGTGTCATCTGATGAACTATTTTCATCGCCATCAAAGGCGCTTCTGCCAGTGTTAATCGTGTTTCCAGCCCCAACAGCTGCAGCAACCTCACGGGCAATAATGCTTCTGCCTTGCGAGTCCACAGGGAAGTGAGTTAAGTCGTAAACAATCGACCCTTGGAATGCCTTTTCAATCCTGTTAATTTCGTAAATCGTGTCATGGAACTCAACACCCCCCTCACTGGTTTCACGGCGCAAACGAACACGAACAAGATCGCCCACCACCAAAGTCGCGTTATAGCTGCGCTCTCTTACTGTCAAACGCAAGTGATGCGTGATGTATTTGCGTTGCGCTAAACGGAAAGTCCCGACCTTTACTGCGTGGTTTTCACTTGTGCAGTATGCACTCATATCAATGTTTATGAATGGCCCATTTGTAGCCTCGCCTGTGTACCGAACTTGAACAGTTCGTACAAGCCCAAAATCTGACTCTGGCTGCTGCCGCCACGCGACTTGAAAACAAACTGGCTCACGGTTTTCCAGGCTTATGTATTCAACCTCAAAGCCATCATCAAGGACATGCTCCTCCGTAAATGTGAACTCAGGAGTGATTTGAGTTGTTTTGATACTGTGGTCAGTGTTGTATGGCAGCCGGGGCACTAATCCAAATTTCCCGCCGGAGTTTGAAACTCGCAGCAAGTAATTGACCGATGTCGCCTGCAGCCAGTCCAGTAGGTTCTGGCTTTTATCAATTTTGCCGTTAAAAAGAAAACCACTTGTGTCAGTAAACTTTGCAGCTATCGTCAGCGAAGTGTTATCTATCAAGTCATCCGCTAGGCGGTTGTTTGTTTGAAACAAGTGCTTAGCTAAATCAACAAAATTGTCGGACTCACCTGTCACACCATCGACCAGGCGCGTGACTTGCAGGCCTTTTCTTACGAACGCGCTAACAGTTTTTTCGACTTTTGAGTTTGTAAAATCGGATATAGTGTGCTCAAAGCTTAAAGTAGTCAGACCGGAATACGTTCCAGAAGTTCCACAAAATACTGGCAAATCGTTTTCATTGTAATCAAAACTAATTACATCCCCAGTTGTAGTAAGTTTGTAAAAAAGAGTTCCGCCAGCCCTCAAAGTTTGCCCGCTTGAAAGGCTAGAGATGCCGCTTGTGTCGTATTCGCCTTGCGCGTTTTTTGTTGCAACTACATCTATATAGGCATCAATTGTGTTTCCGGGCGTCCAGGTCCCAGCCCTCGCGTTAAATGCCTGATTAAACGTCCCGCGCCTATTTGCTCCATAGAACACATCCCTAATCTGTAGTTGGGGTATGTTGCCTTCACCAAGCACAAAAAGAAGCTTGATAAACAAACGAGGATGCACCGTCGTAACGGTAGTGCTGCCATCGTTGCGAGACTCTTCCTCAATGTCGTTTGAGAAAAAACCCTCTGTTATCTTCGGCTGAACAAGCACGCCGCCATTGCTATTCCTTCGCCGGCAAAAAATGATTGGGATTGGTTCGCCAGTCTTGAGGGCTTTCTGTGGCTGGTTAACGTCAGGATTGCCGGATGCTGCGTCAGCTGCAAGCTCGCCAACTTGTAAGCCGGTCTGCGCCGACAACAAAAACAGAGGATCTTGGACGCGTAAGTTCATAACTGAATTGGAACCCCTATCAAGCGATTGCTAGCGGTTCGGCTTGGGATTTGTGCCCCGACTGGTGCAATAGTAGAACCAAGCTCAACAGAAAGCTCAGTAAGCGATCCGCTCATCTTGCCTACAAAACCCAAAAAACTTCCAATCTCTGTTTGGCCAGACTGTGGAGCGTCAAGCCCTAGGCGTGCGTCAAACTCATATGTTTTTAACTCGCAAAGGTGCTTAGAACTAAAAGCAGCCTCAAATGCGGATATTGCTAATTTAGTTGCAGGCAAACGCAATTCAATTGTCTGGCCTCCAATAGCAGAGCTTTCAGTAGTCCCGCCCCAAGCAAAAGGGAAATACCGATGTGTCTTAGAAGAAACAGTGACAGACTGATTCACATAAAAATTTTGCCATAGGTGGTGGTCAGAGCCACCTGAGGTGTAAATCCTCAAAAACTGTGATTGAGCCCGGTTGCTGTTGCTCATCAGACAATGCCCCCGAAGCGGCGTGCGCCGTAACTGCGGGTTGAAGATTTCACATATTTCATCATGGTCTGGATACCCTGTGTGAACTGATCCATAGTCACGTAATTAGTGCCGTCCTGCTGCATCACTGGCCCTGTATTAATGTTCACAGGCCCAACGTACCCACCCTCTGCAAAGCCTGGAATAGCACCTGCGCCACGCTTGCCAGAGATGTAATTAGCGGCGAAGCCTGCCGCCTTGCTTGCAGGGATGATGTATTCAGGCTCGCCCCCTTCACCAATCATGCCAAGGGTCGGCCCCTTAACAACACCGCCTCTAGCAAAGGCCTTGAAGGAACCTAGGTTATAACCGCCTGCAGCCTGTCTGGACCCTCCTGCACTGCTTCCTCCGCCTTTGCTGCCCCCCTTTGCCCTGTTAAACCTTTCCTGTGCGCTTGCAGCTGCGTTAATCCTGTTGGCAGCTTGTGTCGCACTATTTGCAACACGGATGTACATATGAGAGGCGCCCTTGGCGTGCTGTTTAACCCGATCTGTTCCTTTGGCGAGATTGGTTGTAGGGGTGTGCGCGTTCCGGATGTTTCGGAGAAGAATGTCGGCTTGTTTGTTAGTAAGGCCAACCTCTTTGCTAACCAGCTTTTGCTTTGCGTTCTGCTCTGCCACCAGCATATTCTGATCTAAAACTGCCCTGGCTCCCTTTAATTGGTGTTTAGCAACTTCTGCCTGGGCATCAATTTGGCCTTCAATCATTTTTATGTTGTCACGCTGGGCTGAAACTGCCTGTTTAGTTTTTTCTAAAATAAGTTGAGCCTTTTCAGCGCTATCAGCTTCAGCAGCAGCAAGCTCGCCTTTTGCTTGAATCAGTTTGGCTTCAATTTTTGCTGACTGCAGCTTGAACTCCAGCTTTTGCTTTTCTGCTTCAATAGCGTTAACGGCTTGCTGATAAGCAATCTGCGCCCCCTTGATTTCATTGATAAAAATTTCTTTAGCAATACCTAAACGCTCTTTTGCTGAACCCGCCTGTTTATATTCTTGCTCCAAAATCATGCCCTGGAGCTTATTGATTTCTGTCTCTGCACTAAGTCGGGCGTCAGTTATTTTTAGTTGATTGTCAAAAGCCGACTCCAGCTGTTGGACCTGACTGAGTTCTTCTTGGAGGGAAAGTACTGTTTGTTTCGATGCTTCAATAAGCTCCTTTTTGGCCGCAGCAGCGGCTTCCGCAGCAGCCTTAACTTTTTCGGATTCTTCTGCAACCTCTTTCACGTCCTCTTTTGCCTCTTTTGCTGAGTCTCTCATTGCCAAAAATCCAGCGACAGCGCCGCCAATCGCAGCAACAAGTCCAACAGGGCCCATAAGAGTAGTAATAATGGCGCCTATGCCCGCAGCGATAGCAGGAAGCAGTGGAACAATGATTCCGAAAGCTGTTGCAATAGCAGTAAATCCAACAACAGCTGCCTGAACGGGCTCAGGTAGTTCCAAAAACTTATTAACAAGGAAAGCTATTCCTTTAAGGATTGGATCCAAAACTGGTGTCAACCTTTTGCCTACGGTTGTTGCTAGATCATCCATTGCCTTCTTAAATTGCCGCACCCCATCTGACTCAGGGAAACCCTGCTTTTCAATATCTTTCAGTGCCTTGATTAGTACATCTGTTGTAAGTTTGCCTTGGCTGCTCAATTCTTTTAGCTGGCCAACAGTCACGCCCATAGACTTTGCTACAGCTTGACCAATTTT